TATGAAAAATTTCTATGGATTCCCATATTAACGCGAATACATCTTTTTCCTCTCCCAGAGTCTCAGTTGAGATTCTGGTCCCAACCAAGTACGCGAAACTGTTTACCCTTAAACAGCTCACTCGCATGCTTGTATTGTCGTGTAAGCACCGTGCACGGCAAGCCGCTAACCCGGTAAGCAAACGGACCTCCCGAGATCGAGATGGGAGTAAAATAATGGGTCAGGGACCTCCTGCTGTGGGCCCGCGAGTGTCGAAGGGACACAAACAGCAGTCTGACGGAGGGGCGAGCCTAGCCCCTGTGAAGTCTAAGCGCGCAGTACGTCGTGAAAAGCGTCGCTGCCGCAAAAAAGGCGCAACCAAGGCCGGGACTACACCCGTACAAAAAGGTGGGCATTGTGTCCACGCCTCGAAGGGGCAGAAGCAGGCGACTTATTTGTCTAGCTTGCTTTCCAATCCTTCTGGGGCAAAATCCAGAATGGGGGCTGTGAGCAAGCCCCCCCAAACAAAAAATGCTCCCGACGCCAGCAAGGGTGGTTTCACCCTTACTGCTATCTCACCGGCTGAGTGCCGGAAGGAAACCGCGCGCAGGTTTCACCCTATAACTGGTACCTTCAAGGGTGCCCCTGGGTTTTGCACGCGGTCCCGAGAGGGTTGTGGCGTCTGTGCAGCTTGTGAAGCCAAGCTTGCACAGCTTGGTTTCGACCGGAGTTTCGACTCGATTGGCACTTCACGTGTCATCCGTGTCGATTCAATGAAGGAAGAAACTTCTGATGACATGGCTAGTCCTAGTGCTACAGAGCCTGTTGGGTTCTGGGCTCCTGCTGAAAAGCAGGCCCCTCGTTGGGAGGGACAGCCCATAAAAAGGTGCGATGTGGTGACACTCGCACGCGTGACGCCGGTTCTCCGGATGTTGCGTAAGGTTGATCCCACTTTTGTGGACAACCGGCTATTATGGGAAGCTGCGCACTCAGACAGTTTTTCCTCAGCGCAAGTGCGTATCCCTTTGGTTGCTTTGGCGACTCGGGGTAGGGAAGACTGTTGCGGGACATCGTTTGTTTATAGTCTGACGCAAGTTGGGATTTTGGTTGCTCTTTAGTCAACTC